GAGCGATATTGCTCTTCCGGAAAGCTTTCGCTGATAAATTTGAGTAGAATGCGATAAGCCATTGCCTCCTTTTTCACGGAAAGGATTTCCATATTTTTTACTTCTCCGGTGGAGGGGCTTCCCTGCTCCAGATTTTCTAAAATGCTAAGCAATAGAGAATCCGGAAGACTTTCCAGAAGAATGTCGGAATCATCCCCTTCCTTTAAAATCTGTCCTTGCAGGAAGAACAGGGCTTCGTTATAGGATAAGGCTATATTTTTTACAGAAGCAGTCACAGCTTGATTTATGCTGTTCTTCTGTTCTTTTGCAGTATTTTCTGAGGAATCAGTAGATTTCTCAGGCCGGTTTTCAGGCTTCTGAGACTCATCCAAAGTATTCGAAGCTTTATCTTCAGTTTTTTGCATTACATCTACAGTGTCCTGAGATTCCTCAAACTTGATGTTTTTTCCGTTGCTAAGTAGTATACGGGATTGTTTCTTCTTCAATCCTTCCCAAAGGGTCAAGTAATCCTGTTCCTTAACTTCTTTTCCGTGTAGCATATATTGTCCGGAACTACCTTCTCCGGCCGTTTCTCCGGCTGATTCTTCAACATTTTCCCCTGCTTCTTCTCCCGCATCTTCCCCGCCAAAGGCTTCATAGGAATGACTGGCGATTTCTTCAAAGCTTAGAGGAAGACTGCCGTTATTCAAACGATAAAGCCGTTCCAACATTTGCCCGTCATACTCTTCCCGATAGAGATAGAGGGTCTTTTCTCCTTGAATTTGGAATAGGGTATAGTTCACACCGCCACCGGCGTAGACGTCCAAACTATCCATGGTGCAAATGGGCTCAAGTCTTCCCCCTGTAAAGCTGTACACTCGTAAATCTGCCTGACTTACCCTGCCGTCTTCCTTACCACTGTTTCCCTCTATGTAAAGTAGCTCCAGGGTATCATCACCGAAAATATCCCAAAGCAAGACTGTTTTCCCCTCTATATGCTCTGCTTCTTCCCCTGCATTCTCCACATCCTGCCCGCCATATTGCCAAACATACGAAGAAATGGCCTCTCCCTTTTCTTCCAAGTGGGCAAGATAGGAGCCATAGGCTCTACTATAATCCGAAGAAAATGCTTCCTCCTTCCCTACGGCATTAGATTTTCTCTGTAAGAACATGAGAAAAAGAAGCAATATCGCCACAAACAACACGAAAAATGGCAAATACTGCATGAGTTTGTAACGAGAAGTCTCGGTACCACCGGCATTTTCTCGTTGCTCATTTGAAAAATTGGAAGAGTTCATCATTTTCCCCCTCTAATTCCGAGTAAATCGGCTTCTTTGAAGCTTTAAGTTTTACCCTATCTTTTTACCACAATACCAGCGGTAGCAAAAAAGCCACCGCCGGTATCAGTTCCCCGGTAAATCTTATCTCTTTACCGGCTTTCCATTTACAGTCCATCGACCTTCACTATCTAATTGATAGCCGTCTTTTTGCTCGTTCCGATAAAGTCTTCCCTGATTTGCTCCGCCTTCTTCAAAATAGTAGCAATAGCCGTCAATCCACTGCCAGCCTGTTACCATTCTTCCTTTCCAACCGTCGGAAGTTGGGAAGAGGTAATATTTGCTGCCATTTAGCTCGATCCAGCCGGTTGCCATATAGCCGGAATCCAGGAAGTAATACCAATAGGTTTTACCGTTGTAATCTTCATTTCCCCAGTTATTCTTGGGATAGCTTCCGTCTAGCTTTTTATACCACCAGCCTGTTCCGTCCTGCATCCATTGTCCGCCTGCTAAAGAACGCTCTACACCGAGAACCTGTCCTACATTACCACCGCTAACGCTGGGCTTTCCGAAGCCACCGGAGGAGCTGCCGCCGCCTCCACCGCCGCCTCCAAGTCCGCCGTCATCACCATCGTCTTGACCACCACCTTGTTGATAATCAGCGCCTGGCTCTCCATAAATGTTATCGACGGGGTCGTATATGTGTGTTCGTTTAATAATCTGCATTGTTTGTTGTAGTTCAGCGGCAAGAGCAGTTTCAAGACGTAATTCTTCAAGATTTTGCTGTATTTCTTTATCTGACCATTTAAATATATGCCTCCAAGCCCAAGTCATAGAAGTTAATGGCATACCACCACCTGGGTCTGTCACAGCATCTTTTGCAGTTGTTACTTTCTTTGCAAGGTTTTCCAAATCTAACATTTCTGCTTGTGATGATGGGTTTACCATTTCAAGAGTGAAATTAGTTAAATCATCGGTAAAACCAAGCATTAATAAATGGATTGTTGCAATTTTATTTAACTCCAATAAAAGTGCTTGTTGTATTCTATTTACAGTACGCATAAAACGCACATCGAGGAGAGAAAGATTTTTACCATCACCTGCTGCATCTTCAAAGTTAAGAAATGACTTTGGAACACGAAGTGCTGTAACAATCTTATTCTGTATATATTTAATGTCGTCCATTGCGGTAAGGTTCTGACCTGCGGCAAGATTCTCAATCGGGCTTGCAGCACCGTCTTCACGAACAGGGATAAAATAATCGTTTGTCTGATTCATAATATTCTTACGCATATCAATTTGACCTGTCATTGGGTCTACAATTGGTGTACGTTTGAAATTATTTGCGATTTCTTGAACATATGCAGGTACGTCAGCTTCATCAATTGCACCAACGTTAATTTTAAATACACGTCTTTCAATTGAACGATCAAGACGATACATAAACATCATATCTTCCATCATTGAAAGCATTCTGAAATGTCTACGTGCTTTATGTAAAAAACTTACACCGTATGGTAACATTGCTGAATCATAAAGTAAACGGAAGTGGGCGATTTGCCAATTTCGGTACTCAGTTGCTTGACGCTGACCCACCCACACAAAACGTGTTTCATCACTATGGTCTTCATCACTTTTATTGCCCTGAATTGTGTAACCATTTGTGTAAGGGCAATCCATTCCATTTTCATAACGTTCAATTTCATAAACAGGTAGTTCTTTCCAACCAAGCACACCCATTTGTGCATCTGTATGTAATAACCAAAAGGCGTTTCCATATTTAATCATTGAACGGGTAAGCATTGGTAAAGTTGTGTTAATTGATAAACGATTGACAAATAAGTCTTGAAGAATACCTTTTACACGTTCAGATCCTGACGTTATATTTATCAACGCACCACTTTCACCAATATAATTGGCTTCTTCTGCAACAATGTCCATTGCAGTACCAATTTCAGGCATACAATCCATTAAATCTACATCACGATACATTAATCGGACATCATTAAGGCCTGCAAGAGATTGATTGTTAATATCTTGTTGGGCACGAAACCATTGTCGTGCCATAAGTTTTTGTTGCTTTGCTTGTAAGATTTTAAAGTCTTTCTCTTGTGGGCTACGAGCAATGTCAACAATGTCATTTGAAGAACCTTGTTGATTTATATTGTAAGAATTGGATGGGGTATTTAAACTTTGAACACTACCCGTTGCCAACACTTTTTGTAACTTTTGATATACTGTTAATTTTTGATCTGACATCTTAGATGCTATTTTATTAAGATAAATATAGTTTTATTTATTTATTTTTTCTAATGCTAAAGCCACCTAACATTATGCATGCGTTAATCATCGCTTTTTCATTTTTTTGTTGTCTTGTTGAAAATGGGTTAATTTGTGTATGCGTTGAACGTGATACAAACAAATCATCCTCCATGGTACGAGAAAACGTATCAGATGGTTTCTTATTGTTCATAAACCAAGCACCAAGAATTGCAGTATCTTTTTTCTTTGTTTGTTCATTACGGAGTATTGAATATTCCATTACATAAACAATCATTGAAAGGCAAGTAAGAAGGTCATCATGGAAACCATCCATGTGGTCGGGTCTACCATTTTTAAAGACCCAAGTTTCCAACTCATTAATAACTCGTTTAGAGCGTATTCTAAGCCCATTATTTTTCAATAACTCAACAAATTTTGAAATCATTTGGAAACGAACATTGCTTGTGTGGAAACCAGGTAATTTACCATCTTTACTAACTTTATAATCAACGTATTTTTTCATAACGGTTGGTGTTTTAAGTCCTGGGTCATCATAATATAGATTTGGATATTTCATTCCCAATAAACTTAGTATTGTTGCGGAACCATAACCACCAATATCTTCAACAACAACTAGTGCATCATTATATGTGCGTCCATATTGGTTAATAATTGCCCCTGCAATTTCACCTGTTATTTTTCCGTTATATTCCAACACTTGATCAATATACGGTGTGCCTGTTTCTTCATCAACTGCATCAATATCCAAAATTTGTATCGCGGTTGAGTCTTCTGATGAACCTGATGAGTTATCACAACCAAGTATATAACGGTGTCCTTCAATTGGTGGTTTCCAAATCCAAGTTTCTTTAACCATTGGGTCAGAATATGGCCAATCTTCTGTTATCTCAATAGTGTTTTGGTCTCTTTGTGCTTCAATAGTGTCCACAGGAACTACGTTATCAGAAGAACCTAAGAAAGATACATTTAACTCTTGGTCAATAAGCATTTGGTCTTGGTTAAATGTTGCACACATAGTTTGATACCAGGGAGAATCAGGCTTCCACCCATCTCGTTCTCTTGCCCTCCATTTTTCTTCGTTATATTCAACTTCACCACGATTACCAATAGTTGGTTCTTTAATTACTTCCAACTCACCCGTTTCTTCATTCTTTTTATGCCATTCGAGGTAACGGTTATAACGAGGGTCTTGAAACCATTTAAATTCAACTGGGGTATAGTTGTTTTCACCCTTTAAGGCTTTATCATAAGTTTTATAATAAAGTTGGTCTTTACCCTTAGGGGTGGAAATCATAATGATACGTGCTTTATTACCTAATGTAGCCGTACATGCAACAGCCTGTGAATATACCTCAGGCCCGTTTTCAATCATCGCAGCCTCATCGAATATAAGAATACTTACAGCTGAAATACCACGGGCAGCATGTTTACCACTTGAACGTGCATAAATTTTACAACCATTGAATAGTTCCAATTTTTGTTTATTACGAGCCACATAAATTGATGTTGTGTTTTTTTCATTTTTAGGGTCTGGGTGATAAAAATCGCTACCCCACATCCATCTTGGTACTTGGTCAAGAAAAGCACCCATTTTTTCAATTAATTGTTGTGATGTATCAAGTTTATTACCAATACATAATATTGTTTCAGGTGCTTTCTTATCTGCAAACACACATTTATATGTTGCCCATCCTGCGGATACGGTTGTTATACCTGCCTGGCGGTGCTTAATTGCAATAGTGTTTGGATTATCTTGTAAACTTCGTAAAAAAGCTAATTGTCGTGGAAATAATAAGAATGGTGTTTCTTTAACAACATCTGCATTAAATGTTGATAAATAATTTTCTATAAAATATCGCCCCGTTTTATCTTGAAAACATTTACGATATTCTTCTCTCATATTAAT